GTTCTCCGAATACATTGGGTTTGTGGATGATAGTGCCACCGGTACCTTTTGTCATGCTGAACTCGTCATTAGCATAAACCAAATCAGAATAAATATCTTTTACAACGCCGGTGCGGATCAAAATATCAACTTTCCCCATATATGAAGCTTGGAACTTCACTTTGCCTTTGTACGGTACAAGATACCCCAATCTTAATTCAGGATTGAGTGTCAGACCGGTGAGAGAAACGTTTTTGATTGCTTCGACAAGATGATCGGGATATTGCCGGGCACAGTCAATCAGATAAGGATTATTTAACATTGCCTGCATAGCGAAATTGACTTCACGGGCAAATTGCTGTTCAGTGCCGCCAGCTGCTATAAATGCCTTTTTAGGGGAGATAAAACAGCTTTCCAATCCTTTCAGTTGTACCGGAAAGGCTGGTGGGGCAGAAGGAACGGGCGGTTGTGGTGTGGAAGGTGTTGGGGAGGCCGGTTCTGTTTTTGTTGGTGAAGGAACATTGTGTTGTTCCATTCCCAAGTTCCCTTGTTGGGGGGATTGATTCTCTGTTTTGCTCATTGTTCTTGATTATTATAAAAGTTAAACATCTTGTTCTTTTCAAATGCAGGTGTGTCAGGCACCATTATTCTTCGTCCTTTGAATCCCGGCTGAATAAATATCTGTGCACCGTCAAAATCATTATTTTGTGTACAGTAAACATGCTGGTCTAACAATTTCTTGAATGCCAATGCACTTGCACCCATTTTCACAATTCCGTCTTCCAAATGGAAAGCCCAGTTTGCTGCACTGACAAATACTGCGTCATAGGGAGCTGTCTTTTGTTGCATAACCCAATAGAACTCCTTCCATACTCCAGTACGTTCATGTTCAAAAAACTGGTAGAAGGCTGCCGAAATACCGTAATGAAATTTGGCAATAGTCCGGTTAACTGTTTCCTCATGAAGATCATCAACCGCCAATGTTTTCCAGTCAACAATCTTTTTGGCCGTTTCCACATCAGGGCGATATTTGAACTTACATCCTTCGTATTCAACGAAATGGCTGACTTCGGCTTTCCCCCATTTTAATATCTGCCTGATCTGCTTGGAAGTGTCCCGACAATTGTTAAGAAGCTCATAAACCATTGTTTCAACCAATTGCATATCGGTTGTGCTTGTCAATGTTTTACCCGGATTTGACTCTTTGGCCTCTATTAGTGCAATCTGATATTTTTGAGTGTCTCGTCCATACGGACAGCCAGTTTTAGGATTTATAGGTGGCTCAAATACAAGAAGATTATTTCTCCATTTGTCAAGTGTTCCAGTATTAACAAGGCTTTCCATTGCATCATGATACAGCGAGCCTTTTTCAGAAGCTTCAATACTGATCTCGAACATTTCAGGGTGTAATGCCTTGTATCGGGCAAACTTTGGGGACACCATATAATCTTTAATCTGCGTACTACTTAGGAAGTCTTTAAATCTTTCTCCCTTGTGATATTCGTCATTTGGCAGATTGTAAATTGTATCTTCTATATTACTCATATAATGGATTTAGAGTTTTACAAAAAACTCCCTACTTTCGCAAGCAAGGAGCCAATAACTAACTAAAAAACTTATTCATCACTTGTGGATAGTAATTCTTTGTAATTCTGTAATATGTATTCTTTTTCTTCATCTGTAAAAGAATAGGCTTTAGCCATAAATTTCATTGCCATATCCTCGTTATGATCGGAAAGGGGATAATAGTCTGTGGCGAATTTGTAAGTAAGCCTATTCAATCGCTCATACTTAACTTTGACCTCCTTAACCCGTCCGCTTATCTCCGAGATAATGCCGGACGCTTCTTGTATCTTCTCGTCATATTCCTTTTGGTCTTTCGCTGCTTGTTCTTTCATAACCTTGTTCTGTACGGCAAAGTTGGAAATCTTTTCGTATAGTTCACTTGAATACACAAAGCTACAGTTAACCTCAAAGTCTGGCTTGATAGAGTAATTGTATTTATCTTTCTTGACGAGGTATTTGTAGTCGCTTCCGAGTTTGTTCCAATCGTATTCAACTTTGCGAAGGGTTTTCGCATTACGTAATGCTTCTGCTACTGCATTCGCTTCTTCCATATCTGTAAAAGCGTAGTCTTCAAGAAATGGGATCGTGAACGTTTTCAAATCGGCTGGTTCAATCTCAAACAATTCGGGAACCTCCGGCTTATCCATAATTTTGATACCTTCCTCCATCATGCGGAGTTTAATCAATTTCTGTACATCTTCCTCCGTTAACGCAAGAATCTCTTGCTCGGTCATTTCTGTAATTCCTTTCATACTTTTAGCATTTAAAATGTGTTCCCGTCCGCGTTCCGATGGATTGTTGGCCGTAGCTTTTTAGCGGTGACCGCTTCTTGCGAAGCACGGGTATATATATCATTTAAAGTATCTATTCAGTTAAGAATGTATTTATAAACGCCCTACGTTTACTTTGTCATAATATAAGTTGTTTTTGATAACTTAGTGATTCATGTGCTGCATCCTCTTATTGGCAGTCCGTATTCACACTCTTTTCACTAATCCGCTTTGGCTACTTTGTCGGTCTATTTCGCCCTTTAGATAAGCAGTAAACCTTGTTTAAAGTCTTTATTTGTTCAGACTATACAATATGTCAAAGAACGTTTTGTTAGTTCCCGGAAAGACGATCAAATCCGTCCGGGATTATTTTCTTTCCATGAATTTTCTCAAAGCTGATTTGGTAAAAATGAGACTCTTGCCATTTTTGGTGTGAGGAATATCATGTATTCGATTGTATAAGGTTTGCAACTTCCATCCGAGAAATACAGCAGCTTGTTTGGCATTCAAATACTCTTCGGTTTCAGCAGTCGCCATTTCAGTTACAGCCTTTCTCACATCATTGCGAATAAACTTGTGCAGTTCTTCTGCAATCATTTTGGCATCTGAACGGTTCATTTCTTTATCGCTTCGATGGTTATCTGATTTTTATCTTTGTCGATGGATATTGAATATCTTTCAACGTCTTCACGGGGATCAGTAAAAGCTAATTGATAGGCGTAGCTTCTTGCATTGACGCAATCCTTGTAAGAATCCAGCTGCATTACTTTGGAAGAACCAGCTTTAATACTTAGAATATCTTTCTTTGTTACTTTCATACTATTTTCTATTTTATACTTAAATTTTCCACAAAAAAATTTGCATAAAAGAAAGCTAACAACTACATTTGCCAATGAGATATGTAGTAAGTGGCTTTTGAAGTCGCCAGCTTTCTTATTGTTCAAACTTACACTCTTTGTTTGTTTGACGTTGCAAATATACTTCATATTTTCAGAAGTACAATAAAATACTTCATAAAATTTGTAGTATTCTATATGTTATAAAACATATTTTAATATAAATTGCTGGTTTATAAGATGTTATGCAGGTAGGGCTTGCGTAAAAAGAAAGCTTTCTGAAAAAAAAGTAATGTCGTTCTATTATTATTGTAATAATTGAAGAAGTAAAAGACGATCTCATTCGGTAAGGTGCTGGATTGCTGCATAGTTAGCCCTTAGACGGTTTCCCGTTTTTGCTATATGCAGCATAAGAAATGTCTCGTTCGTATAAGTACGCCGTTCTTAGCTGGCCGGGCATTAACAAGTTACCCGACTTCCCGGATTTTTCGCTTACTTGTAGCTGTGCAGGCATCCCGGTTTCGTTTGCCTCTCAATATCGCACGCCTTTCGCAGTATTGAGTTGTAAGAGTGTAACCCTCTGTCTCTCCGCTATGCGGCCTACCGCCGATTACACAATGTGGAGAAAAAGAAAATCCGCAAATAGGTAGCAGCTATTTACGGATTTCTATATATAAACTCCAAATAGGATGTTTAATCAATTTATGTGGTAATACTGCTACTATTACGAATGCAAATATACTACTTAATTTATGAAGTATGCAAGAAAGTGACGATAAAAAATTGAGTGACCTCTCAAAAAGGTTTTTGCAAGCAATTTCATATTGTGGTTTGAGTGGGTATAAATTGAAGAAAGACAATATTATATCCAGTGAATCAACCCTTACCAGTATAAAAAAAGGGATTCAGCTGCCAAGTAAAAAAACAATTGATGCTTTTTGTGAGAAATACGATGTGAGCAGAGCATGGTTATATACTGGAGAAGGTTTGTTTGCAAAGACTCCATCAGGACAAATAGAACCTTCGGAGAAGGATATTAGGGATGCTCTGAAAAATGCGAGAATGCAATCAGACTCTACGATTAGTAAAGTAGCTCCTTATCTTCAAGATATTCTTGTAAAAGTAAAATATGTTCCAATGGATGCCGCGGCTTCATTTGTCGAAAGCTTATATAATACAGCTTATGAAATTGATTCTTATGGTGTCATGCCGGAAGAAGGTGAAGTGCTTGATGATTCTTATATGGTCTTTCAAGTACGTGGCGACAGCATGGAGCCAACTATACCGGACGGAGCTAAAATTCTTGCTCGCAAAATAGAAGAAGGTTTGTGGGAAAGCGCGTCAGGAGTTGTGAGTATTGTATATGGGAAAACACTTTCAGTCAAACGGATATTAAAAAACAGTCTTTTCTTGGATAATGTGCTGACTTTAAAGGCTGATAACCCCAAGCATGGCCAGTTAGATGTCGAGAGAAGAGAAATAAGGGGGATGTGGCAAGCATTACGCATAATAAGTCAAAAGATTATTTGATATGGAAGAAAGGGCTATTGACAGATTACGAAAATTTGCAAGGTATGCACGTGATAAGGGAGTTGTCAAAGGTGAGAACTCGTTTGAGGCTTATTGTGAATTATCAAATAGATACATTTATAATTCCATAAGGAACGGGAAGGGGGCTATTGGAACTGATATAATAGCTCGTATTGTGGATAAGTTCCCGGAATTGAATGTGAAGTGGCTTTGTACTGGCAAAGGGAATATGATTGAGACGGATATTGATGCGAATGTCAACTACAAAGCAGCTTATGAAGGTGCGATGATGCAGATAGAAGCACTGCATAAAATTATAGAAGAAAATAAGCGGAGATGATATAAATATGATACCATTAATATATTTTTAATAAGTATTTTATTGATTATCAGTATAATAGCAAAATGTGTTAGTCCCGTACGCACCGCTTCTCAAGAAAGCAAAATTAGGAAAAGCTCTGATTCCCAACGGAATTAGGGCTTTTTTATTTGTTTGAGGTGAAGCAGAATATAGCGTTTCTACGAAGTATGTCAGGTGCAAATTTAGGGTCTTTTTTTGAGGCCATATAAAAAGCCCCTGGTACACATCATACTTCATTAAAAATTAGTATTTTTACACCGTTGGAACAAGGCAAATTCCTTACAGAAAAACATAGAAGCTATGTAGATGCAAAATTGGGTGCTTTTTTCGGAGAAACGTTATAATTTACTGAATATCATAAGTATTTTCAAAATCCGTTAGTTCCGTATGTGTTGCGTTAAACATTGATTATCAATGATTTGAATAAAAACACCCACTTTTACATTAAAGGATGTAAAAGTGGGTGTTTTTATTCAATCATATCAGACTCTTTAATAGAAGGATTGAATATGATAGGTAGGGTATATCTTACTCTTTCTGCTTTCCCGTTCTGCCTGCCCGGCTTCCATTGGGGCATCAGGCTGACTATCCGCAAGGCTTCTTTATCCAGTTCCGGATTTATGCTCCTCAATATAATAGGTTTGGAAATATTACCTCTTTCATCAATGATGAATTGTACAATAACACGTTTGGGGGAATTTGCTTTGTCATGTTGCAAATTGTTTTGTATAAAATCTAATAAAGCCGACATGCCTCCAGGATATTCCGGCATTTCTTCCACTACTTCATAAGCAATATCCATGTCCGTTTCTTCTTCCACTTCAGACAATGGCTTTGAGGAAGGCTCCTTATTCAAAATATCCTGTTCTTCTGTACCGTTTCCAATCCGGAATTCTGCGGTAAAATACCAGTTGTGACAGTTATTCCCGATGTCTATCTTTTTCACTACACGATATACGCCAGGCGTAATGGCATTGAGTGACGGATAAAGGCTGATAGGGAAGGGGTAGATTTTATTGGATGGTACCCAATGTAGTTCGAGTGTCCAAACCGTTGCTCCAGGAAGAGACAACCATTTTTCACCCTCCTTCCGAAGTACTAAGTACGAAGACCCCATTGAAATTCTCCGCCCACTCCGGTTCACGATTCTTACCGATACAGACTCTGTATTTACCGGATACATCGCTTTCTCCGTGTACATCCTAATACCGAAAGTATCCATATGCATAGGTTCGTTAAAATAGGTCGGCACGTCCGTTTTTCCATCATTTATTATTATGGCGGAATAGTTCAGCACTTTTTGCCTGAACTCATCCCTCAACTCCGCAGAATTAACCATCCAATCCATATACAAGGTATCGTTCTCACTAAATCCCCAAGAGTTCAGATTCACCATAACTCGTGCTTTCGCATGATTCGCATGATATTGCATTATTTTATCAAGCAATTTTTGATGTTGTTCTGATGAGATAAGTTCAAACTCTGCATAAGCTATTTTTGTATCTCTGTTAAATGCTTTGTAAATACGATATTTACCTGCACGATTAGGAACTTCAGAAGTATAGAGCTTGATAGTCTGTTCATTCGAGGGGTGTTCAGGCTGCAATATCCAACCTACATCTTCAATAACGGGGTCGGTCGGCAATGTTTCCCATTGTTGCTTGTTATCATTGTAGTAAGCAAGGCTGTAGCCGTTGCCGCATGTATATTCTTGTTGGGAATAATTGGTGACAATCATTTTCACCTCCGTTGTCGATAATGGGTAATAATCATATTCAGTTTTCATGGAAAGCAAAGCTGAACTGATGGCTTCTCCGGTTGGAATATTGCGAGGGGTAGGCTGTAACACAAAAGATGTTGTGTGCGACGGTTGCTTAGTTTCTGTTGTCGGAATGATTTCAATATCCATTGTGATATCTGTCATTATGTTGAACTCCAATAATGGAGAGTCAACAATTTCTTTCTTGAATGCCGATTGAAAAGACTCAAAAGAATCTTCCGGTATATCTTGGAAGTCAATAGATACTTTGTCTTTGGTTAGTCCAGCTCCAAAACAATGAAAGCGTTGTTGCAAAATGGTGTCAATTTTAATAATGCTATCCACATACTTATGTAAAGTATATAGTTCTTTTTGCAAACAAATACTATCCGCACTGCCGATTTCTACACAGTTTTCTTGACTGGACTGATGCGTACATCCGATAGTGAAAAGACAGAAGAAACATAAAAATATAGTTTTCATCTTGGTTTATTTATCAGTGAAACAAAGTATTTACAAAAATACTCAAAGTGCAATTCATTAACAATTAGAATTACATTTTTATTTTCTACCAAAGAATTATATTCTCAACTCTCTTTGGGGCCTGTTTTTCTCTTTTGGAGTGTGGCCTACACCTAGCTTTTCCTTAAGCTCTTTAAATTTCATCTTGAACCATTCAAGTATAGGCATTCCGTCAATGCACAACCGGAACTTTCCTTTCTTCTGCGGATTCCTCTTTACTGTTGCCGTTGAATATGCCGTTCCGAACTTCTCCCGG